GAAGTATCTCCATAACTTGTTGGATTTAAGTTAGGAATAATATATCCTTTGGTTGTTGAATCAAATGTAATTTCTGAATAGAATATATCTTTCATTCCCATATTAACTAAAGTGGTTGGGAATAACAAATTCAATTCGTTTACTCTTCCATCATTATTTGTTCGTTTTCCAACAAAAGTGTTTGTATCTCCATCGTAGGGGCTACTTCTATAATAGAAATTATTACTATCAGTATTAAAATAAACAACGTCTTTACAGTATTCTACTTTACCTACTTTATTTTGTTTATTATAGAAGGTGTCAACTTGTATTGGGAACATATAAAGAGACCCATTAACCCAATTATTCATAAATGATTGAGCGAGTACCCCCCTACATAGTCCATAAAAAAATCTAAATCTATATGCCCATTCATTAAAGTTTGAGAGGTCTTTTCCTAAATCAACTAATGGTCTTCTTAAAAACAAATAACATCCTTTGAATACATTGTCCTTTGTAGTACACTCTTGGTTTATTTTGAAATTGTCACCAAATCCTTCATAACAATCTAACCCAACCATATTTTCACAACTAAATGTTGAGAACACTGTTAAATTATTTGGTAGTCCATCAAGATCTTCAGTTGGTATCTCAGCCCCCGTTGTGTATGATGCTAAATCTAATGGTTGGTCAATATCAGGAATGTTGTAAAAAATAAAATTATTATTTTGTTGAAGTAATGCCGGATTAGTTTCCCACGAACTACCATTCAATACATCGGATGATGGTAGTCTATCAGTTCTCATAACATTAGTAACTTTCGATGAAATCGACATAGGATTTGCTGACAACGAAGGATAACCGTTTGGTGTGAAATATTGATATTGAACATCATTATAATTGAAATTAACCGCAAATATCGCTGCAAATATCGCAGCAACTCCCGCACCAATTAAGAGGATAGTTATTATTGGGAAAAACGGCGCAAGAGCCACGAATGGTAATAAAGTAGCCCCCACTCCAGCAGATGCTCCCAAAACTACAACAGATAATGGATCTAAAGAAAATGCTGTAATATTTGAGAATATGTAAGACGCTCCTGAAACATCTTCAGATAAATCATATTTGGCGGCATTTTGATTTGGAGAATAAAAGTCATTATTAGTCCTACTAACCATAGAAGTGACTCCTCCAATATTTTCAATCCTTAACCTATTGATGTTGGAAGTAGCGTCCAAACTTCCATAATAACCTACAGTAGATGTTGTAAATCCAGAAAAATCATTTCCAGCCTCAAAGAAATACGATGGATAAAACATACCATTTTGGGTAAATGGTTGTACTGATATATTAGTTTGAGTTAATTTTTGTATCGGTATATTTAATCTTGTTTGAGCAGTAATCGTTAATCCAGGGTCATCAATATTTTTTCCAAATATTCTCCCAAGTCGATATTCATTTGTGTATTTTGGAGAATACGGGTCAACCCCTCTTTGTAAAATAAGAATGTACTGATTTTCAATATCGCTGAAAGCATTCAGAGGACTAATAAGAAAATCTTTATCGTTTCTACGATACCCTCTTAGTCTTTTTTTAGCTAAAATTAATCGTGAGGGGGCGGCTAATACATTTGGAAAGGCTTCTAATTCTCCCAAATTCCATATTTTAATAGCATCTGAAACAGTGATTGCCGTTACAACTTGATAGTATTCTCTATCTTGTGGATATGATTGTCTTGTTATAGTACTTCCTGTTGGTAGTGAATATAAAACAGTTTGGTCAGATGTTTGAGTTACCGCGTAGTTAACATTAACAGACGTTGCGGCTTGAATAGTAGTACCTGTGACACCATTCACAATTCCATTTTCAGTTTGAGCAGTATATAAAAAGTTTTTATCTGTTGTTGTTGCAGGATTTACAGATGTTAATAATTGACCCGATTCATAAAATTGATTGGATAAAACTGTTATTGTATTATCGAAGTGGAATTTACCGGAGTTTGAACTTTGAGCGAATGTAACTTTTATTTTATTAAGATTATCAAAATATGAATTTCTAGTGTTGAATATATTGATTCGTTCTCCGACAGTTAAACTTTCAGAAAAAGCAAAATGTTTGTCCTCATCAGATTCTTCAGATAAAAATCTAACTACATTCGATTTCGGAGTTTTGAAAACATCTAAGTCAGATACAGAGTCATTATTTCCCGCAATTGCTTGTGCAAAAATTGAGGATTTTACTTGTATATCTTCAGAAGGAGTTCCGTCAGCCCCGAAAATTGATTCCAACCCCTCAAAATAACTTTCAGGAAATGAAACGTAAGAAAGAACTCCAGTAGTCCCTCCTAAAACTGCCTCAGAATTAACCTTCGACTCATTACATGAACAAGATTGACACTCAGGATAAGTAATCATTGGTAATCTAATAGTGAAATTCTTAGTCTCACACTTTAATCTTAAAGCGTTACAAATAAACGCAAACGGTCTAACTCTAAGAATTCTAACCCCACACAAGAAACACAACGCTCGTATTACTGTTGTATAAATGAACAATATAAAGTGGGATACTATTAATAGTGCTACCCCAACAAATTGGAGAACTGTGAATATTATTGAAAATAAAAAGAACAACAAATCAAAGTTTTTGAAACCATCATTCACAGGAAATTTATTTATTGAACTATCACATGAATCGTCATCAATTTCTTTAATCCCTATAAATCTTCCCCTTCCTCCTTTTTTATATTGGTCGACTAACGATGAGACAGTATATACTCTATTAAATTGAAACTCATAAAATGTGTCCTCACAATTTATAATTTCATCGAGCCTTTCAATTTGTTCTGACCCTACAAATCCATCAGTATAACCACTCCAAGCCAATCCAAAATAGTATGAACTTTGTTGTTTTCTTTTATTGATTTGATTGGGAAAATAAGTGGGGTCTGTGTTGGAATTCTCCCATCCATATTCTTTAACGTTAGGTAATAGGTAATGTGGTCGTCTACTCTGTATTGTTAAATCGGTTGGTTGTGTCCATTTAACCTTAAATCTGTATTTCGATTTAGTTGGGATACCAATCGACTGGTCGTTTGAAACAACTCTTTCTCCAAACTCATTTGTTATAACATAGTCCAAATTCATAGGTAACTCCGTCAACCATGTTCCATCTCCATCAATAATGTTACCCGCTTGTTCCAACTCAAATACCTCCAAGACAGGATTACCATCAACGTCTTGGTCTGAGGTTTGTCTGATTGCCAATATTTGACCAGGGCCAGAAGTTAAATCACACAAGTTACCCATATTATCTTTGGGTTTACAATTTTTTCTTAACCTAAACTTGTCAGGAGTAGAAAAAACTGATCCCATAAAAACCGCAGTTGGTTGTATATCAACATTCGCGTCATCTCGTAAATCGAAATCTAATCTGTTGATTGAAATTTGGCAAATTGTGGGGTCTCCCCATAGGGGTGAAATTTCCGCATTTTTTGTAAGATTAATAATTTGAGGTAAAGAGTTCAAATCACTTGACGATCTGAATCTGTTACCGGCAACTTGGGCTTCGGTGGCTAAACCGATTCTAATTAAGTCTTGAGGAGTTAAAGAAAATTCTCCGATGTCAGAAAGATCTACGTCCATGACTATAGTTTGTTCTCCTAATGGAACACCCATAATCATATAATCCCCACTATCATTAGTTTTTGTCGTGAATCTATAATACTTGTCGTAAATTTCTACTGCAGTGCTTCCTGTTAGAACATCAGATTTTGTTGGTAGTGTACCAGTCGCAGCATGTTTTGAATAAGAAGGAGTATATGGTAATAGATTGTATCGATATCCGTCACTATTTTTATCACTCGGAGATTTGTATGGATAGATACTTGTAATGATTGGGTTTGACTCATCTATCTGGTCGATAGGAATGAATATTGAAACTCGAGCATTCGGTACCCCAAAACCATTGTTTGCGGTGACTCTACCAACTAAAACACCGTAATCCGCACAACTTCTTGTGTAGATATCTGTTTGTTGTATTTTAAGAGATAAAATTTCTAAGAACTCGAACTCTTGGTCTAATTGTACATTTATCGATTTGTTAATACCAAGTTCGGTCCTAATTCTATATGAATCACCCATGTAATATCTTTAGTTTATAAATAGTTTATGTGTAATTTTTAAGAATCAATTAGACACACATTATAAATTATAAACCAAAGATTGGGATAATAAACCTATTAGGAAAATGTTGTGGATTGGAAGTTTACTACAGAAACTTTTATATCCTTACTTGGATATCTGATTTGGTAAACTTGAGAAGGTTGTGCAAAAATTGTGTCGGCAACAGGAGCAATTTGTCTTGTTTCAGGGTCTGAATATTGCATCGAAGTTTCTGCAGAAGAATATTGTCCTCCAACATTGTTAAACACTTTGATTCCCGCTACTGTAAGGACTCCATTCTGATTCTGTACGATACTTTGAATTTCGGACAAATAAACATTCTGCCCTAATTCTCTGATTTGTGGATTGAAATAGGTAGAAATTCTATCCACAACGTCAGCAATAACTTGTCCTGAATTTTGTGCTGAAGTTAAAACAATCGATACTTCTATACTCAAATCAATAACTTCAGCAGTAAAAATCGATATGTAATCATTCATCATTCTGTAGTTCGACAAATAAGTCGCAACGTTCTGTTTCAAAGTATTGGAAACAATATTTGTTAACTTTCCTGAAGTATCATACGATAATAGTTGAATTAAAATTTTATTATCGTTTTCTGTTACCGAAACTTTTGCAGGTGCACCAAACTCCGATGGCATATTTCTAATGATAGATTCATAATCTTGTACTGTCACCGCTCTTTTTTGTGCCGAGAAGTTAAACGAAACATAATTTCTTATTTCTTCCAAAGAAGGTAGTCCCGCACCACCAATAGCCGCGGTAACGTTGTTACATCTTAAAGAATTAACTACGGATGAATTTGTAAGTTCTGATGGTCCATTAACAAAGAAAGATACTGTTCCGATTTGTGTGATAACATTTGTTCCTAAGTTAGTACCTAAACCACCCCCGACTCTGTACTGAACAAATAGAGTTGAATTAGGAGTCAAGGCGGAACCCAAAGACAAATTGTTTGAGTATCTTTGTAAATCTATTGTTGCCCCTAATGTTGTGAATTGATTCAAAGCATCTTGAGCAGTATTAGTACCTCCACCAAAAGTTAATTTCTTGAATCCTTCAGGAGTATATTCACTAATGAATCTATTCTGTGTTTGAATATATCTACCAACTTTAATACCAGGTTGGTCAGATACTTTTGTAGGGTCCTCGATGAAAACTCTATCTTCGGCTAACGCGTCAACTTCATACCATTTGTTTGCAACCCCTAAGAACTCTGCCGTTGTTGGAATGTTGGTATAGTCGGTACCACTCTTGAGTAGAACACTTGTAATACCTAAAACATTTTTTTCAGGTAGGAACAACTCAAAAAATGGTTTAACATCATTTGGTGTAATAACTCTTTTGAAAACTTTAGTGATACCATTAACAACTAATTCTCTCTTGGTTATAGTATAATTAACTAAAACATTGTTTGCGTTGAAGTTAGGTATCTTTAACCTGTTGGGGAACCCTTGTGCATTATATGGTGATGTGAAATCAACATCATATATGTTTTCAAATACAATACCCGCACCTGATACCTGAGACCCCCTCGATAAAGTTCCAAGGTATCTTTCATCTTCTTTATCACCAAATGCTGGAACCGTGATTGAAAAATCAACTAAAGACACTGATGGTCTTTGTCCAGGTAGTTTTAATCCGTAGGTTCTTGCAATATTGTATATTGAAGACCTTTGTTGAGCATATTGAAGTACAGTTTCCTGAATACTTCGATCGATGTGATAGTGTAAGTTATCCGCTACCGCCGCATTCAAGTCCAAAAATACTGAGAATACAGATGCGTCATTAAAATCCTGAATCAGTTCAGGATAATATGTTCTCACATAATTTAATAACTCAGTTCTTATTCCTTGATAATCTCTGGTTGTATATGAAATTTTACGATTTGCC